TCCGCTATCGCTCGGTTGCTAGCAAAGCAACCTTCATCTCCGCTGAACCCTTGCACGTAGCTCAGGATCAGTTTGTCGATGTGTCTTAGTTTTGGATCGCTGAGTACTTGGGACGAGATCCAGATCCCTCTTGATGGTGACATTCCTACCCATCACCAAGGTTTTATCCTGCTGTCAAGTAAAATACCTGCGTCTTAAAAAAGACTGATTTCAAGACAAGCCGCCCATTGCGGAAAGAAAAAAATACTTTTTTCCGCCCATAAGAGGGTGTTCTTATCGGCGGTAGAACTAAGTGGACAAGTGTACCAAGTGTACCAACTGGCAACTGGATTTTTACGTTAGGCTTAGGCTTGCTTAGGCTTAGGCTTATTTTGTTTAGGCTTAGGCTTATTATACTTATATGTGTAAAAATAAGTTAAAAGTGAAGAACTGGACCCTGACCCCGCCCCCGGTCACACACGCACACACACGCACGAGCCTGTACCCACGATCATGATACCACCTCTGTAGTTGGATTCTAAAGACAGTAAATTTTAACTGTAGTTGAAAAATCAGGACGTACAGAAAAGTTGCTCTGTAATTGGATCGTCAATACAGAATTGGCTGGATTTAGGGCCAGAATCTAAATGTAAAATGAATTCAAAAAAGATGTAAATCGTAGTAAAAGAAGTGTAAATCGTACCTGACATTCTGGACCCGATTGGCCCCGATTTAATCGAATCGGCAAATTAGGCCATGAGAGGCCCTAGAATGCCCTGTTGGGGTATTATTGGGGTAATGTATCAAGTAATGCCCCAAAAGAGCTTGTAGGGCCATCTGGAGCCCTGAAATAGGCATCTATCAGCCTTAGAATATGCGCACAGTGGACCCAAATGCTCTGTATGGCCCTTTTGAGACCTTTACAGGGTAGAATGTAACCCCGGAAGGGCTACCGAATAATAGCCATACACTAAGGCCCCGGTAGGGCCCCGGTAGTAAGTAAGCACAAAAAGGGCCCCGAATAACGGGGCCCCGGTATGATTTTAACTATATAAGGGTTTTACTCTGTAAATATGCTGTATCTCTCAATAAAGAAGTTTTTATATTTAGGATTTCTTTGTAGTAATATATTTACAGCCTTTTCTTCTGTATATGCGAAACTTGAATCGTTTTCCGTTATAGCATTAAAGCCCCAACGTTTAGAAAATGGATCGAATGATCTTTTCACTTTAATGAATAGAGTCATTGAAATCCTTTCCGCTTCCGGGTTAATCCTATATATCCTAAGGGCTCGTTATAGTTTAAAACGTAAGAGCCCTTTTCATGTACTGTATCGGAAGTGCCCCAAGGTTTATCGAAGGACCCTATTTGCATACCGCCGTAATCCCACTGCGACAAGTATTCAATAACTGAAGACTCGCCTTTTTCATTAAGGATTTCGAAGACCTCTTTTGTTTCGTAATCGTTTTGAAGAAAAACAATATTAAAATAACTGTATTGCATCATTAAGCCTTTCTATCTCTTCGAATTTTACTCTATGGCAACCAGCTTTAACATCACCACAAGCCGAGACCGTATCCAACTGATAGATACCAATTTTGAATCGCTCACCATTTCTCTTCCATGGTTCGCCCTTTTTAACTATAGCTTTCACAAAACGAATTGCCCTTTTAGCGTCTTCAAGTGGAAAATAAGCTCGCCTGCTTGTTTCGACAGTTTCCCCGTCTAATCTTAAAAGCGTTTCAGGGTAGTGATGTATCAAGACATTTTCGCCCTTCCTCCACTTTATGACGCCTTCCTCTAAAGCCTTCTTCTGCCTAGCAATTTTTTGCTGCTCATTCTTTTTTTCTCGTTCCCTAATTTTGGATACTTTTTCTTTCACTGAATCGGAATCGAAATCGAAATCGAAATCAAAGCCATTGAAATGCTTCTTACATCTAAATTCTTTACAGTATTGCAAAGCGTTTTCTCTAGAATCTTTAGCCCATTTTAAATGGTAAGAGTAATTGCTGCGAGCCCTAGAGGCCTTGTCTAAATGCTTTTTGAAGTCATTGAAATAGCTTTCAACGTTTCCAAAATGGTAGGGCTTTTCTCTTTGGCTTCCGGGATACGGTACATGGAAAACTTTCACTGTATCTCTATCTAGGGCACGTGAAACAATTGCTTGATGCTTCGAAGTTGAAACAGAGTAACGATTTGAGTTCATTAAAACTACGTTTTTCTTTTCGAACTTAGCGAGCGGGAAATGCTCGCCATAAGAGTAAATCGTTTTCCCGTAAAAGAAGACGTTGCTAGCACGACCTTCGTGTTGTAGTTGTTGAGCCCATACATGAGCTGCTTCATCATGGTTTTTAAGTACTATTCTCATATTTGTTTTTTATTTATGTATTGTTATTGTATTAATGGTTACGATACGGGACAAACAATCTCTCGATTTGAAGTTGCCCCAATGAACTTCGCCTCCGTAGTTACAGTTTTGATACGGCACTTTAAGCCTAACTTTTTCAGTGAAGAGGAAGGGCTCTTTACAGTGAATTTCACAAGGAAGCCGTCACCCTTATCCATGTCCTGTAATTTAGCAAAGCGATATACGAGCCTTATGCCTTCCTTCTTATCCCACGTTTTGCTGTAATACGTAGTTAAGTAATAAGAGTCTAACTTTGAAGTTAATCCGCTCGCCTCTCTTATGCTTCGAACAATCCCAAGGCATTTGTTGAGAGTCATCTCACCCTGTATTGTACTCGAGTAATCATTACTGTATTCGCAAACATCAGAACCCTCCGGAAGATAAGAAGAGATTGCAACGAATCTGTTCAGTTTTTCGATTTGCTTTTTTAGTACGTCTTGAACTTTCATATTTATTTTTATTTACTGTTTTTAAGAGCCCTTTAGAGTAAAGGGTTGTCTTTATATTATGCCATACGTGTCAAGCGTTGATAATCAATGAGTTACGCATAAATTCTATAGGTAATGGGATTTATTATATATAACCAAAGAAAAAGTATATATGATATTATATAACTACTGCCCCGGATTTCTCGTATTCACAATCGTGTTACTTGCAATTTGTACTGTATCCAAAAGATCGACACACGTACTTGTATCCATGATCGTGTTACAGTATCCAGATCCTAACTACAACTATTTGTATCCAGATTTCAACTATTTAGGCTTGTATTTACTATACGAATACACCGGGGGGAGGGGGTCTTGGGCTTTTTTTTAATTTGAATTGCAATATATGTACTGCCTTCTAAAAAAATACTTGACTCATAGGCTTATATATGATTTATGACGTACTATTATGAGTTCCCCTGACCCTAATATTGTTAAACAAGAACTATTTGAAGACATTAGTTCCGCGGTTCGGGAGTACGCTGATGACTACGAAATTAAGAAGCTTAAATGCCTAGAGAGGTACGATCCTGAAAAGGTAGCTACTATATTATTTCTTTCCTCACAGGGTAAAAGCATTAACAATATAGTAACTAAGTACGGATTTAAGCATGAAACAGTGCAGCGTGTTCTAGTGTCGTACGCAGACCACATGGGTAAGTGGCGTGATCTTGGCGGTCAGCTTGCGGCTTATTCTTACTTAAATATAAACTCTCTAGAGGAGGAAATGGTAAACGACGTACGATCTCGTATGCAATCTGGTGAGCTTAAGCCTACTTTTAAGGACATAAAAGATATTAGTATAGCGAAGTCTAACTCTTCTAGGGAGGCGATGTTGGCGAGGGGAGAGGCTACTAGCATATCTAGGGAGGAAAAGGTTTACACCGACGAGGACTACAAGAGCTTAATGGAGAAGGCTAAAAACAAGATAAAACAAGCGGAGGTTATAGATGTTGATAATACATAGTTTTGGGAATTTTGAGGAAGAAGAAGATGAACCACTGGACAAGGACAGGGTAATTGATCACTTGTTTAGGATCATAAAAGAACTAGACCCGGAAAGCTCTAGAGAGGAAATAGCGATGCTTGTAGCTGCTAATATGCAGATTGAGGATCTAGGGGAAGATGAAGAAGACTTTAATGTAGATAGGAACTAGCGAAATGAACGGTAAAGGAGATAGAAACAGGGTGACTGACTGGGACAAGTTCTACGAGGGGTACAATAGGATATTTAGACCCAAGGAACCTTTTTACACGGACATCAAGGAGTACGAAAGTAGATTTAGAGGGGGAAACATAGATTCGATTCAGGAGGGTACTTCTGAAGACGTGGGTGCGAATCCCACTTCCTCCACCATTGACAGTGCTCCTTTTAGGGCTCCACCGATTCGTCACGGTATACGTAAAATTATAGAGTAATTTGCAGTAATGAATATCAAAAGTGGAGATAAAGTCGTACTAAAGACAACAATAGTAGGTTCTAATGGAAAGCCAGAAAAAGCTAGGGTGAACTACCCCTATCAGCCAGAGGAGATTAAAAAGATGCAAAGTGACCCTATGGTAGTGGTTGGTGTCTCAGAGGCCCCTGACAGCGTGTACGTAGACCTTAAGAGCTATCTAGGTAGACCGATGATACAAAAGCATGGTCATATGTGGTTTTTAGCGTCAGACTTAGATGTTGTATAATTAAGTTAAGGTGAATTTTACTAACCACCCCTTTTTAGAATCCCCTACCGCTAAAGAAATTGTATGGTTGTACAATAACGACTTGCCGTTACTTAAGGAGCTTCATGCTGCTCACGAAAGCAGGATACAAGCATCTCAAGACGATCCGGTAAGGTACGGGTTCGATTTGCCGGGCTGGGAGCGTATTGAGGAGGGTCTACGGCAGCACAACGAGTGTCTAGCTTTAGGTGGTAACAGATCGGGTAAGACTACCGGCTTTGCTAAGATTGTCATGAAGGCGGTAACGGAGAGCAATGACGGTCATGTTGTGTGCTTTTCTCAGAACGAGGACACCTCTATTAAGGTTCAGCAGTCCGCTATTTGGGAGATGATGCCCAAGGAGTTCAAGAAGAAGACTAAGAGCATTGAGGGGTACATAAATTACAGTATGCAGAACGGGTTCACGGCTAAGAGCTTTATCTTCCCTGATACCCGTACCCGTGTAGACTTCAAGACGTACACACAGTACAGTAACAACCAGACGATCTTAGAGGGCTTTGAGTACGGTTTTCCTAAGGCTGAGGGGTTAAACATAGGTGCGTGGTTAGATGAGTACCTCGGCGATTCTGCGTTAGTGAACACTCTTAGGTTCCGACTAGCTACTAGGGATGCTGTTATGGGGATAGGATTTACTCCAATTGATGGCTATACTCCGTTTATATCTGATTACCTGAAGAACGTACAAACCCTAGAAACAAGGAAAGCTGAGTTACTGAAAAGGGAGCTTCCAGTGCGTCAGTACAGTCCATCGAGGGATGCGTCTGTGGTGTACTTGCACTCCGATGAGAACCCGTTTGGCGGGTACGAGCGTATCGCTAAGGATCTCAAGGGAAGACCAGAGGAAGAGATATTAGTTCGTGCTTACGGGGTTCCGGTAAAGAGTATGACTTCTTTACTCCCGCTTTTTAACACTGAGGTAAACGTGCTAAAGGACAACGAGCCAAACAAGTACGGAATGCAGTTCCCTGATGTGTCGAACAAGCAAAGGTACACAATTTACCAAGTAGTGGACCCCGCTGGGGCAAAAAACTACGTCTCTATATGGGCTGCTGTAGACGCTAACGATAACGTTTACATCTGCCGTGAGTGGCCTGACTGGGAGACTCATGGGGAATGGGCGGAGTTCGGGGACCCTAAGTGGAAATATGGTCCCGCTTCAAAGAAGGTTGGATTAGGGGTACAGGGATACGTACAGTTATTTGAAGAAATCGAGGATGAGCTCGGAGTCGAGGTCTTTGAGCGTATTGGTGACTCTAGGTTTTTTGCTAAAGAGAACGAGAACAACGAAGACTTATTTATGGCGTTCGAGGAGTACGACATGATGTTCGTTCCCTCTGATGGGCGTATGGAGGAGGTTGGACTTTCTGCATTAGATGAGTGGTTTAACTACAACCCTAATGAAACAATTGATACCGCTAATAGACCTAGGTGCTATATTCACGAGAGCTGTCGAAATTTGATTGATAGCCTCATCAACTACAACTCAAAGGGGAAGATGGACGAACCCCTTAAGGACTTCTTTGACGTTATTCGTTATTTGCGAATGGCGAATTCTGGAGAAGGACCAGTCCATGTAACCGCTTCTGATTTAAGAGTAACAAAAAGGGGAACAGGAGGATACTAATGAAAAAAAGATTAAGTACAATTGCTAAAGAAAACAATATAGATTTCAAGGATCTTGAGGCTCTTGCGAAATCTAAATTAAGTTCAATAATGATTACTGGTAAGGGTAAGAATACTTGGATTTCTGAGGACGGGCAACAGGTGTTAGATCAGGCTATAGAGGTTCCTGAAGGTGTAGCCAAGCATATAACGGCTGTAATTACAAAAAGAGCACCAAACCGACGCTACCTGTACGCTTACAGTAAAGAAATAAATAAAGTAATACCCGTCTTAGTGCCAAGTAGATACGCTAAAAACTTAATAGGGAAGTTAGTTTCAGTAGAAGTCATTGAAGATGTGCAAGGATCGTCTTACAGATACAGAAGAGGTTGAGCTAGATAAGCTAGTTCGTTCTAAAAAATTTTTAAACGAGAACCTCGATAGGTTGATTGCTTGGGAGATTTGGCAAAACTTTTGTTTTGGTAAATGGAACTCAGAGGTGCAAAATAAGGATTTTTGTGATAAAATGGGGGTCCACTCTCTGTACACTTATCGAGTCGTTGACCGAGTTAAGGAAAAAGCAGAAAATTATATCAAAAATTTGAGTCAATAATGCAAAACGAGGATTACTCTAAGGCAATTACGTACGTAGGCAAAAAGCCAGATATAGAGGTTCTTCGTCAAGCGTATCAAACTACAGATACTGAACTTCAATCCTATTACGATTTGTGTAGAACATCTTACGATGATAGACGCAATTGGTGGCCGGGTAAAAGCAGAGATCTTAGAAAACATGGTTCTGATGCCTTTCCTTGGGAAGGTGCTTCTGATTTAGAGAGCCATGTTATTGATGAGCGTGTAACTCGCTTGGTTTCGTTATTTATGTCTGCTCTAAATAGGGCAAACATACAGGCGTTTCCAGTAGAGGCTACAGACATTCCTAGGGCTAAGGTAGTATCGAACTTCTTGAAGTGGATGACGACCTCTGGGTACATTCCTAGGTTCAAGCAGGAAATGGAGCTAGCAGCAAATTATATGCTGGAGCGTGGCGTAATGATCACGTACTGCGGTTGGGTGATGGAAGATCGCACCTTCAAGCAGAAGATAGATCTTAGAAAAATCGCTGCTGCAAGCCCAGAGCTTGCCGAGATGATTGCTAGCGGTCAGAACGATGAAATGGTAATCCAGCAGATGCAATCCGCTGTTCAGGTGTCTGAGAAAAACGCTAAAAAAGCGTTAAAGGATCTGCGTGAAAATGGCATTGCAGAAGTTCCTACCGTAAGGAGACAAGTAAATGCTCCAGAAGTAAAAACTGTAGCTCCTGATGGTGATTTTATTTTTCCCGCTTATGTAACTGACCCCCAACGTGCTCCTTATTGCTTCTGGCGTACGTATTACACTGCACAAGAGTTGCAGAACAAGGTCAGCACAGATGGTTGGGATGCAAATTTCGTGGAGCACGTGATCGAAAACTTCTCTGGAGTAAACATACACTCCTTGGAAAGGGAACAGGAGGGAAGGCGAAGTGTGTCTGTTACAGATGACGCTTATCAGGCTGAGGAGTTAATTGAAATCATACACGGATACCAGAGATTGATCGACGAGGAAGATAATTCCGAAGGGATCTACGAGACCGTGTTCCACGAATCTTTTTCGGGAGACGATGGGCTGGGCATAAAAGGATATGCTAAGTTCGATCTCCTAAATGGCTATGAGGACTACCCTGTGGTCGTTACAAGGTTCAGTGAGGATACAAAGCGTTTATATGACGCAATGACCGTTCCATCGCTTCTGAGGGGCATTCAGAACCAAGTAAAGGTAGAGCGAGACAGCCGAATAGACAGCAATAGCTTGTCTACGCTACCCGCTGTTACACACCCCAAGGGTCGCAAGCCAGAAGAAATCGGCCCCGGTCGGTTTATTCCTGAGGTCCGAACAGGTGAAATACGGTTCATGCAAGGTCCCGGATTTAATCCCGGATCGGTAGAGATGGAGAACAATCTTCAACAGCAAGCTGATCGCATGGTTGGCTTAGATGAGGAATCTCCACTTAGCAGTGTACGTAGGCAGTTCTTAGTTGATAAATACTTGCAGCACATAGCTCAGGTAGTAGCTACTTGTTACAAAAATTTTCAACGCTTTGGGCCTGATGAAGTATTCTTTAACGTAACGGGTATTCCGGACCCCCAGATGTTTAACAAGGGGAACCCGAATGAAAATTATGACGTTACAATTAGTTTTGATGTCCTTAACGCTAGTTCAGAGAAACAAGAAGCTAAGTTAAACCAGTTGGTTTCGCTGGTCCAGATGGACAGAAACGGCCTAATTGATGTAGATAAACTGCTAACGGCTGTTGCTGGAAGCATTGACCCAGTTCTAGCTACTGGAATCCTTCGTCCCGCTCAAGAAGCTCAGGACAAGATGTTGAAAGATATTACAGATGACTTATCTAAAATTTATGCGGGTATCGAAGTTCCAGCGCGTCCTAACGGTGCTCAAGCTGCTTTGCAAATTATTCAAAGCTATGTACAACAGCCAGATGTTGCAAAAAGACTTCAAGAAGATGAAGCTTTTGCCCAACGTCTACAAAAGTACAATGCACAGTATCAGTTCGTTATACAGCAAGCTCAAAACGCGCAAATAGGCCGAGTAGGTACTGCACCAGCTCAAATGGGTCAGGTACAGACTCAAGGAATGCAGCAGTGATAGCCCTGTTATTTTCTTCTATACTATTTTTTAATATGGCAGACAATCTAAGCACAACAGACTACGGTCGATTTCTCGCGGAAGAAAGACTAATTAAATTGTTCAAAAACACTTTAAGAAGAGAAGAAAGTTTTGAACCTGAGCCCTATAAACCTAATCCTAAAGAAGAATATTTTACGATAGGATACGGTCATTATGGCCCTGATGTAAAGCTAGGCATGTCCATTGATAAAGATACTGCTGAACGTCTTTTGGACAGAGATGTAAGAACTAGGATTAAAAGTATAAGAAAAGCTCTTCCTAATTTTTCAACTTTTCCGGAGTCCTTGCAAGATGCTATTTTTAGTGAGCATTACAGAGGTTCTATTATGCAAAGTCCTAAGACAAGACGCTTAATAAACGAAGGAAAATACAGAGAAGCTGCTGATGAGTTTTTGGACAACGATCAGTACAGAACTGCTGAAGCTGACGGAATCCCCGGTATTCGTCCTAGGATGGAAAGAGTTTCTGAGGAACTAATTAAATTCTCGAATGCCAAACGATAACGATGTTGTTGTTCTTTCTAAGTACGAGCATTTTGCTCGTTTTATCAAAGACATAAAAGATCGAAGAGAATCTAGCATATCTAGGTTGAGATCCGCTTCGCCTGAAGAAGTTATGCAAATCTCTGGAGAGATTTTAGCGTACGACGATATACTTCAGGATTCAGATTACGACAATTTATTAAAAAAATGGTCTGAGCACGTATAATATACTTTTTTATGTGATATAATCACCGCTCGCCATCGCTAGGCGTTAAAAGCGGGAAAGTATAAATTATATGAGTGAAATCATTGAGGCGGTCGCTGATGCCGATTCAAACACAGCGGAAAACGAAAATATGTCTGCGTCTGACTTTATTCGCAGACGTACAGAACAACAGGAAGAAGAAAATGTTCTTCCCGTTCCTGAACCAGAAGCTGAAGAGCCTTCTGCATTGGAGGACAATGAGATTGAATCTCAGTCCGAAGAGGTAGAAGTTTCCGAGGGTGAAGAAGACGTTCTTTCAAATATCAACTTAGATAATCTTTCTGAGGAGCAGATTAAACAACTTTCTGAGGCTCTTTCTAGCCGGGCTGTTGACCGTTTTGGTAAACTAACAGCTAGAGCTAAAGCTGCCGAGGAGAAGGCTCAAACACTTGAGGAAAGTTTAAAAGCTCAACAGGAGGAAGTTCTATCTTCTAAATCTGATATTGTTGATAACCCGTACTCTGATCTGAATACCATTAAGGATATTCAAGAAAAGGCAAAGGAAATTAACGATGTCATAGATTGGGCAGAGGAAATTTTGTTTGATTCTGATGACTACAGTCCACACGACACAGTAACAGAAGCAGACGGGAAAACCATGACTAAAGCTGAAGTGCGTGAAGCTCTGAAGCAAGCAAGGAAATCTAAAAACAAATTTCTTCCTGATCAATTTAAAAAGGTTAAGAGGACAGAGGACGCTGTAGCGTTACGCCAACAGTACGGTCAGAAAGCTTTAAAGGAATTTAAATGGTTGGGCGACAAAGATAGTGAACAGGCTAAACAGTTTGTTCAAATAGCTGGTCATCCTTCTTTGCAAAAAGCTTATGAGCAAGATCCTGACCTTAGTTGGAAGCTACCATATTTATTGGCTCATTCAGTTGATAATATGTTTGGAGAGAATGCTAAAAAGTCGGCACCAAATGCCAAAGATGCTTTTAAGCCGTCTCCTCCATCAAGTCCTTCTATAACGAAATCTAAGTCCGATAAAACTGAAGATAATTCTACAAAAGCCCTAAAGGATCTGACGCAAAGGTTTAAGAGTTCTGGAAGTAAAGATGATTTCCAAAAACTTAGAGAAGCGCGATGGGCGCGCAGGCTCTCCTAACTAATTAAATAAAATGCCATCTTATTCATATAACACAACAAATCCCGGTGCTGCTGTTTCTAACAGGGAAGACCTTAGCGATACTCTCACTATTTTAGCTCCTGAAGAGACTCCGGTACTTAGTTCACTATCAAAAACACGAGCATCTGCCGTCCAGCACGAATGGACGATGGACTCGTTGGCTGACGTAAGCACGGCTGGAGTTTCCGAAGGTGTTGACGTAAGCACCTACGCCGATGAGTTTTCTGCTCGCGTTCGGGTTGGTAACTACACCCAGAAGTTTCGTAGAGCTTATCAGGTTTCTGATCTTCAAGAAGTTGTTGATTCCGTAGGTCCTGCTAAGTTCGCTCAAGCAGAAGCCAAAGCTCTCCGTGAGCTAAAGCGTGACGTTGAAGCAACTATTCTTTCTGACAACGAACAAGACGTTGAAGACGGAAGTGGATCGAACCCATACAAGATGCGTGGTCTCGGCAAGTGGATTCAGAGTGGTGCGCAAGCTACCAACCCGGTTCCCGCGGCCTACCGCACTCCTGCTGATAGCGTTTACGACATCAGCACTTCTGGTTCTTTCACGGAAACGGCGATGAACAACATCATCACCTCTATTTACCGTGTAAGTGGTGCTACCCAGTCTCTTACGCTAGTTGCTGACACAGCTCTTCGCCGTGTTATTAGCGACTTTGCTCGTATTGGAGAAATTGGAACGGCTGGATCTGGAGATGCTTCTATTCGGAACGTGAACTACAACGGAGAGACTGCTAAGATCAAGCTTTCTGTTGAGCTATATCAGTCCGATCATGGTATTGTTTCTATTGTGAACATGAACCCTGATTGTTCACCCGACGACACTAACAAGAACCGTGGTTACTTCCTGAACCCAGAATACGCTAGCATTGCCGAGCTTATTCCTGTTGGAAGCACCGTTCTTCCTAATCTTGGTGGCGGTGAGCGTGGATACGTTGACTGTGCGTTGACTCTCGCAGTTCATCACCCCGGAGCACACGGTAAGATAGAGCAGTAATTTTTGCTAATTTTATTTTACTAAAATTATTTAAACAGGGAGGTCAGGCCGGTTCTGGCCTCCCTTTTTTATATGAATATCATAACATCTATTCCTAAGCACAACGACGGTGAAGTTAGCAGAGCTCTTATGCGAGAAATCCAAACGGGATTTAAGCTAGAAGAGGCTACTAGAAAAAAAAGAATGGATGTTGCTAGGCAAGAAGCTCAAGAGTTAAAGGGAACTACTCATCCAGTTCTTGGTAAACCAGTAGCAGTAATGCCAGCTAGGGAATTTTTTAGATTAACTAAACAATACGGACACGATACCGTTCATTCTAAAGAATTCTTGCAAGATTACAATAAAAGATTTTCTGACCTTTCTCCAAATAAAGCATAATGCAAAACAAGGCAAATAAAGACCTTTATGATTTAATATCTGCTTTATCTGGCACATCTGATTTTACATCTGGAGAAGTCTCGCATTTATTGGCGTTGTCCAATAGGAGAATGTACGAGGCTTATAACAGAACTCCGTACTGGGCTAGGTATTTAGTTACAGGGGAGTCTCGTCCAGTAGCAAGTTCTATTGTGAACTTTGAAGAAACTTCTGGTTACACACCAATAGGAGAGTTTTTGCGAATACATCGAACCGATCCTTTTGTCAGGAACTCAGCTATTGAATACGAATTTTACATTCAGAGTGATGGGGCTCATATCCTGAACCTTACAACTGCTGAAACTTCTGAAGTATTTGTTACGTACAAAAAAAGACTAACTGAACTTACAGATCTAGATATAGACGGATCTAACTCTAGGACAGAAGTTCCTCAAGAGTTTTTCTATTTTATGGCTCACGCCACATACGCTGACTTTCTTCGACTAGATGGGCAACACCAGAAGGCTGTACTAGAGGACCAGATAGCAGAAAAATACCTAGGAGAGGAAATGGACAACCCACAGCAAGTATCTAACAACAACACCGTAGGTAAACGCTTTAAAACCTACGTATCTCAACAAGCACGATAAATGAACTCACGCACCTC